TGGGCACAAGATGTTAACGGTGACTATGCTACCTACTTAGAAGATATGTATGAGATTAAAGGTGTAGCATTCAATAGCAAGATAGAAGCATTAAAGCTACAAGAGTATTTAGAGAAGAAATATATTTGGAAAACATTACAATTATGAATAAGATTGGTGTTGATATTGGTAAAACAAAAATTGAGTGCTGTGTATTATCACCTGCTAATGATATATTATTTAGAGAGCGCCTACCCACAGATTCCGTATACAAAGAAATAGAATTTCTCTATAATAAAGCATTATCCTATACTAGTACAAAAGAACATACATTAGGAATATGTATGCCGGGTTCTATAAGTTATAGAACTGGTTTACTGAAAAATTCCAGCATAGAATTTTTAAATGATACAGATTTTGTAGGCATATTAGAAACTAAATTAAATCGTAAGATACAAACTGCAAATGATAGTCAATGTTTTGCTTTAGCAGAAGCCTTATTGGGAGCAGGTAATGGCTATAATACTGTATTTGGAATGATATTAGGTACAGGCGTAGGAGGCGGAATTGTAATTAACAGTTCATTACATAAAGGATTTCATAACATAAGTGCTGAATGGGGACATACAACACTAGATACAAGTAATAATATAATGTGTCGATGCGGTAGAATCGGATGTGTAGAAACTTGGTTAAGCGGCTCGGGGATAGACAAATGGGCATTTAATATTACGAATAAAAAATTATCCACAAAAGAATATTTACAAATTTTGGAGATACAAGAATCTTTCTTAGAACAGTTTGGATTAGCCATTGCTAATTTAGTTCAAGTGTTAGACCCAGATTGTATTGTAATTGGTGGTGGAATAAGCAATAATGATATCTTATACACCCGAGGTATTGAACGTGTGAAAAAAATTATATTCAATGATGAATTTAGTACACCTATCTTTAAAGCAAAATTGGGTGACAGTGCAGGTGTAATAGGAGCGGCATTATTATGGCAAATGACATTATGATTGACATTGAGAGTTTAGATACAACACCTAACTGTGTTATCTTAACCATTGGTGCAGTAAGATTCGATCCAAAAGGTAGCGGGGTTGTTGAACGATTAGAGTTACGTCCTACAATTGAGGATCAAACAGAAATTTATAATAGGAGCATAAATGAAGATACCCTACGTTGGTGGAGTGAGCAGAGCCCTGAGGCAATTGAAGAAGCTATGGGAGATAGCGGACGACTACCATTTGCTGAATGTATGGAGATCCTTTATAAGTTTTGTTGGAACCGTCGTGCTGTCTGGAGTAACGGTGCTTCCTTCGATTGTGTCGTTATGGAGTCTGCTTGGCGGCAGGTAAGTGACAAGCCTAATCCTATTCCCTGGCCTTTCTACACCGTTAGAGATACACGTACCTTGTATGAAATAACTGGAGTAAGTCTTAAAGACGGAGGACACGTAACCAGTCACAAAGCAGTAGAAGATGCCGAAAGACAAGCTATTGTTGTACAAAAAGCGTATACTAAATTAATTAAAGCAGAACTGGTGCCTTCCCCAAGATGAGAATTGATTCAGATATTGATATTGACTTTGGTGATAGAGATAAGTTATTAGAACTTATCAAACATACGCCTGCCGCAATGCGTAATGCTAACCCTATGCGTAAACACGCTACTGGTGTGTATATTACAGACATTCCATATGACCCGGTAAATGATATGGCCGCAATTGATTATGTTGTGGCAGAACAGCGCGGCTATTTTAAATTAGATTTGTTGAATGTTCACGTTTATTCACAGGTACGTGATGAGTTGCATTTAGCAACATTGATGCGTGAACCTAATTGGGACAAATTACACAAAAGAGAGTTTGTTGAGAAGTTAATTCATTTGGGTAATCATTATCAATTACTACAAAAGATGCCTAGTGAAGTGAATAGCATTCCCAGACTAGCAATGTTTTTAGCACTAATTCGACCTGCTAAACGACATTTAATAGGACAATCTTGGGCTGATATATCTAAATCAATTTGGGATAAGAATACTGATGGGTATAGTTTTAAAAAGAGTCACGCGGTTGCATATGCACATCTAGTAGTGGTTCATATGAATTTGTTAGAAGAAGCTTAAACTATTCTTTTTACTAGTGTAATACTACGGCGTTTACTTCTGCGTTTGTTTAGTTCAGACATACTACACAACGGACCGTGTATTACTGTTAAACTTTTGTTATTGAAAGTTCTGAGATATGGTTTAAAGATAGACCATTCTTCTTTTAAAAATAGGTTGATTGGTATAAGTCTATTGCTTTCCCACCACCAAACATCCCCTAATTCTAGGAATTTTTCTCTAATACTAGACTCCATTATAGACCCGTAATCGTATATAGTGGTGACAATATCATCCCTATTTTGAACTATTCCAACATAATCTTGGTTGGCGTATGAACATATAGTTATGAACGGATGATTTGAGGTTAGTTTATTGAAAAATTCGTTTGTTATCATTGTTGTTATATTGACCGAAATATTTATCATCGGACGATATGGCAATATATTTTGATAAATATCATTATGTACTCAACTCAAGTTTTCGTCTATACACAAAGACAAATCGTTATACTTTTATCAGGATTTTCCCCAAGGAGCTATATGCCTCAGTATGCCAAGCCACTCACACTTAATAAGGGTGTAGACAATCAAATTCAATTTCAGTTCTTAAACCAAGAACAAAAGCCCGTAGATATTACCGGTAAATCAATAGTCTGTAGGATTATTAGTTATGAAGGTACAGTGGTACTACTACAAAAGGCACTTACATTGCAACTACCTGCAACCGGTATTGCCGCATTGTTTTTAAACTCAGCCGACTTAGCAAGTATCGATGCACAGAAGTGTTATTACTCATTAGAGATCCCTGTAGGAGAATTTGATTATCCGGTATTCGTTGATAGTAATGCCGGAGCACGTGGTGATATGAACATTGTTAATAGTATATTACCTAGCTTTGTTCCTTCAATGCCGGTAAGTATTCCTACTGGTCAAGACTTCCCTAATCTACACCCTGATGGTAACGGCGAAAGCAATATCACATATTACACTAGCGTAGTTGATACTAATGATAGCCCAATATTAACACTACAAGCACAATACAGTGAATATTACGGTAACATTGTTATTGAAGGTTCTACCATTGTTGATGGTGATTGGTATCCTATATTAACCGACACATATAGCAATGTAAGTGATACAAAAGGTTATGTAGTTCAAGGTTATCACCCATATGTTCGAATGCAATTTGAAAGCAATAATGGTGCAGTCACCAACATTTTAACAAGATAATCAACCTAAACTATTGTTTATCTATGACAGTTGTGTTATACTACATAGATGTTTGATATCCTATCAGTAATTCCCGGAAAGAAAAAACTTACGCACGGCGGATGGCATAGCTTTAATGCTATCTGTTGTAGCCGTCGTGGGCACAAAACTGATACACGTGGTCGCGGTGGTATTAAGTTTGATGGACAATTTAATTGGTCATATCATTGTTTTAACTGTGGGTTCAAGTGTGGGTTTATGTTGGGTAAAAGTATTACTCAAAATACTAAAAATATATTATTATGGTCAGGTATTGATCCTACACAAATAAGTAAATGGAGTTTAGAAAGTTTACAACATAAAGATTTACTAGACTTTACTAACTTAAAAAAACAAAAATCAAAAATAAAATTTAAAGAACATACATTGCCTGAAGGTGAGTTAATCGATATTAATAATACATTGCACAAAGTATACATTGATTATCTGTCTGCGAGGTCGATAAATTATAATGACTACCCGTTCTTAGTTACACCTAATGACACTGGCAGACAGTCAAACAGAATCATTATACCCTATACTTATAACAATAAGATTGTAGGTCATACAAGTAGATTCTTAGATAACAAAATCCCAAAGTATATTAACGAGCAACAACCTGGCTATGTATTTGGTTATGACTTTCAGAAACCCGATTGGGAAGTATGTTTGTTAGTTGAAGGTATCTTTGACGCATTAAGCTTAAATGCCTGTGCGTTAACACACAATACAATCAATGACGACCAAGCACAGATTCTAGCACAACTTAATAAACGTATTATCTTTATTCCCGATAGAGATAGTACAGGTTTAGAAACGTGTGATAGAGCATTAGAGTTAGGTTATAGTGTAAGTATTCCTGAGTGGGATGACAATGTTAAAGATGTAAATGACGCGGTAGTTAAGTATGGTAAGTTGCCCACATTACTCAGTATATTGAGTAGTGCGACAACTAGTAAAATCAAAATAGAACTACAGAGGAAGAAAATTGAAAAAAGATTACGAAAATAAAAAAGATTACAGTGTTGAAGTGCAAAAGATATTTTTGCGTATAATGATTACTGAGGCAGAACTCTATACCAGAGTTATGAACATATTAAACAGTGAGAACTTTGACAGGTCGTTAAGGCCAGTTGCAAATTTATATAAGGAACATACGGCAAAATATAGTATCTTGCCTGACCCTACACAGATTAAGGCACTTACTGGACAAGACATTGATATCATACCTAACTTCAGTCCAAATCAATTTGATTGGTTCTTGGATGAGTTTGAAGGATTTACAAAACGACAAGAACTAGAACGTGCTATTCTTAAAGCGGCTGACTTACTTGAGAAGGGTGATTTTGATCCTGTTGAGAAACTAATTAAAGATGCAGTACAAATCAGTTTGCAAAAAGATATGGGTACTGATTATTTCTATGATCCTGCGGCACGTATCAACAAATACTTTAACAATGGTGGACAAGTTAGTACGGGCTGGCCACAAATGGATCGTATCTTATATGGTGGATTCAGTCGAGGTGAACTTAACATCTTTGCAGGCGGTAGTGGTTCAGGTAAATCATTGGTTATGATGAATATTGCATTGAACTGGTTGCAACAGGGAATGAGCGGTGTTTACATTACCTTAGAACTTAGTGAAGAACTAACATCATTACGTACAGATGCTATGTTGACTATGATGGGTACAAAAGCGATTCGCAAAGATATTGATACCACAAGTCTTAAAGTTAAAATGGTTGGTAAAAAGTCGGGACAATATCGTGTTAAGGGTTTACCTGCACAAAGTAATGTAAACGATATACGTGCTTATTTAAAAGAAGTACAAATTCAAACTGGTATCAGAATTGACTTTGTGATGGTTGACTACTTAGATTTGGTTATGCCAGTCAGTGTTAAAGTTAATCCTAACGACCAGTTTATCAAAGACAAGTATGTTGCTGAAGAACTACGTAATCTTGCGAAAGAGATGGGCATATTGATGGTAACTGCAAGTCAGTTGAATCGTAGTGCGGTAGATGAGATTGAGTTTGACCACAGTCACATTGCAGGTGGTATCAGTAAGATTAATACAGCAGATAACGTGTTTGGTATCTTTACAAGTCGTAGTATGCGTGAGCGTGGTAAGTATCAGATTCAATGTATGAAAAGTCGTAGTTCGACAGGTGTAGGTCAAAAGATTGACTTAGATTATGATATTGAGACAATGCGTATTAGTGACAGTGACCCTGACAATCAGAATAGTTATACTCCCCGACCTAGTGCTAATGATATTATGAGTCAATTAAAGCCCCAAAGTACACTAGCATCAACCTCTCCTATCATAGACCAAACTACAGGGGAGATATTAGAGCCGGAAAACAAGCGTATTATAGCGGATGTGCAAGGTTCTAAGCTTAAAGCTATGCTAAACAGTTTAAAGAAATAAAACCTAAAAGTAGATAAATACTATTAGGAAACTAATATGCAAAAACAAACTCGCAGTCTACTAGAGGAATTAGAAGCTATTGGTAATAACAGGGACACGACTCACATTATTGAGAGTCGTGGCCACAATATTATCACAAGTGCTATCAATCTAATAGAGATGATTAATCGTAACTATAGTCCTGAACAAGCCGCTATTTTAGAGCGTAAACTGTTAGGTGCTATAAAGAGCAAGGACCAAGCAAAGTTTTCCAAGTCATTAAGGAAAAACCGTGAAGCTGAATGAATTTAAAAAAGCAAAACTAAATGAACTAGATTTAAGTTCATTTTTAGGAGATTATGGATCTGCCGCTGTGCGATCAGGCTTAGGCTCTTTAGGTGGCAAGAATGTATTAAGTTCCACAGACCAGATGGCTAAAGATGATTTTATAAAAAAATTCAATAGTCGTGCCGCTAGCGGATTACAGAGTGCGATTGATGGTGGGTTAGTTGATCCTAATGCCGCAGGTCAAGGTATGTCAACTACACAACAAGGTGTTCAAACTAACCCCGTAAATGCAATATCACAGAAACGCATTGGTGCACAGAAACAAGCACAACAACGTGCTGATGCAGAGGGTATGCCATTCAGTAAGTTACCAACTCAAGCTACACAGGATCCTGCACAGGTAAGACTACAAAAGCAACAGGCTGCGGCTAAAATGGCGCAACAACAAATGGGTCAAACCCCTACACCAGTAGCAGGTAGAAATGTATCCCCTACTCCTGCACAGAATAGACAAGAAAAACTTGCTGCCGCAACTCAATCTGCACAAGGACAGATGAATCCTGTAAGCAAACTACCAGCAGATCAGTTTGCTAAGAGTGCAACTAACGTAAGACAACAACAGCAAGGTGTTGCTACACAAAATGCACAGGGTCAAATGAATCCTGTAAGCAAGTTACCGGCAGACCAGTTTAATAAGAGTGCTGATAATGTAAGACAACAACAGCAAACAACTGCAACTCAAACTGCACAACAGCAGATGGCTGAACCTACAACAAAGGCACCATCTACACTTGATAAACCATATGATCCTGCAACAGGTAAGGGTCGTAAGTATGATGGAGTTACTGGTGAAGCTACGCCTGAATGGCAAAAAGAGTTAGACAAACAAGAGGCAGCCCGTCTTGAAAAAGTTGAAGCAAATCGCATCGCATCACAGGCCGATGCCGCTGAACGAGATGCTAGGAATGCTGAACTGGTCCGACAAGGAGTAAGGCAAAATCCTTCTAACGTTACGAATAACATTACGCAAACATCTACTGCACCCGACAATGTAAAAATATCAACTGCTGATCCTGCAGAAATACAATCAAAAATGCAGGCAAAAATTGATGCAATGAAGGAAAAGAATCCTAAACTTGCGGCTGCGATGCAAGCAGAGATAGATGACCAGTTTAAGCAAGATAAGCCTGACAACACCGTTCAAATGTCCAAGCGTAATGTAAATCCTAGAAATGCAGGAAAAAACGCATTTGGGCAGATGGCACAAAATTTGGGCAAGGTTGCAGAAGGAAGTCGGTTTGATAAACTAAACTATATCTTTGAAAGTATTTTAGCTGAACAAGATCCTGCACAAGGTTCAACTAAACAAACTATCAGTCAATATATTACTAACTTCTTCAAACAGTTTATGAAGGGTATTAACATCAGTGACCCATCAGTAACGACTCAAGTAGCATCATTGGCTAAAGAACTAGAACAAAACTATGCTAAGGATAAGGGTAAAACAACATTGCCTAAATTAGCTAATTTGGGTTGGTCTGTTTCTCACGCACAAGCTGAAGAAAATCCACAACAAGCAACAACTACTCCTGCTCAACCTGAGAAAACAGAAAAAATAAATAAAACTGGTGGCCAAGGTGCAGCCGGTACTGCAGGTGGAGGCGGTGGCAGTGGAACAACCAACATATATAATGTATTTGGTCAAGGAGCCGGATCTCCGCAAGATGCTCAAAAAGCTAAATCAGCATATCAGCAGATTCAAAGTTTACTAAAAGGTTTGACACCTGCTAATAAACAAAAAATATTAGCAAGCTTGCAAAAAGAGTTAGCTAACTCACCAGCTAAAAAAACAACACCTACAACGACACCGACAGGTGACACCGGCGGAACTTATAATAAAAAAACTGGAGCGGCAACATTAGGTGGTAAAAATATGGTCTCTGCTAAATATTTACCACCGAATATCTAGAAACAACTTCCACAAGCACAGGCAGCCGGAAAATAATATAAAACGTTGCGTTATGTCAACGGAATAATATTATTAGCCACATATTTACTATATAAATACTTTGTAAAAAATATAGGAATATTGTGGCTTCAAAAATGATTATTACATTCTCCAAAGAGGGTAAATCTACCGGATGGGTAATGATAGAGTTAAATGACAATGTAACAACATCTGCGTTCATAGATTTAATTAATCAGGTACATAATACATCCACACATAATAATATCAGTATAAATCGTGACAAATTAGATATTGTAAATACATTTTTAGAACTAAAAAGATATGCAGATAAAATCAACAATTCAACCTATGATATAAAACTTGATATAGATATCACCCGTGATATAACTTTAAAAAAACTATTTGATTTACACGAATGTGTCGAAAGATTAGGACAACGTCAACGAGCAAATGATCCGGACTTACAAAAATGTGAAACACTCCCAGAGGTCATAGATGATTTTGCACAACTTAACAAATTAATACACAAGCTTGAAGGTTCGTTGCACGGTGGCCACTGGCTTACCGCTTCATTTGGTCCTCCGGTAGGAGATCCAGATTTAAAAATTGCACCATTAAAATATAAGATGTTACAAGAAGCTACGATAGGTTATAAAAAAGACCATTTATATTTGGATTATTGCGAAACCGGAAAAAATATGGCGCATATATATCAACAAAATGATGTTGAAACCCTACAAAGAAAAATGGTTCAGCCGCAAAGAAATATACATCCTAGCATCTTTTTAAATTTTAAATCTAATATGGTAGTAGATTATGAGGATTATAAAAAATGGTGTGTAGAAAATAATGCAGAAGAATTGGGATATGATTACGAAAATCCCAGATGGTGGGGTACGTGGGAGTTAGGTAAAATAGTTAAAGCATCATTTGAGAAATTAAGTGTGTTCCCATATTACGACACCATAAAAGTAAAAATATTATAAATACTTAATGATTGAACAATTACGAGCACTTTACGATAAGATTACCAGTCTTAACACTGTAATTACAGAGGATAAGGGACACTTAGACCATCCGGAAGATTTAATATTCTTGCGTGGTGTACAAGGTGCCAACCAAGCTGTCCAAGCAATGGCTGATACTGTAGCTAAACCGGAAAAGGTTACAATTAAGTGGGATGGATATCCTGCATTAATATTTGGTCGTAATAGTAATGGCAAGTTCACTATATTAGACAAACATATGTTCAATAAGAAAGATGGTAGTGGCCGTCAGGTATTCAGCCCAGAACAGTTTGCACAATACGATAAAGAACGAGGTGTTGACAGATCGGACCTACATCAGCTTATAGCACAAATATGGCCTGGCTTAGAGAAGTCTGATAAAAGTAAAGGTTACTATTGGGGCGACTTGTTGTTTAAACAACCATTAGTAGAAAAGAACGGGCTATACACATTCAAAGCTAACCCTAATGGAATTACATATACAGTAGACGCTAATAGTGAATTAGGTCAATTCTTTAAAGGGAAGAACTCTGGTATTGTTGTACATCAATATATTGCACCTGATGCATTAACAACTGACCAAGCTACTCCTTTAGATGGCACTATAGGTAGCTTAAAGAACAACAGTGATGTAGCGATATTACCTGCTAAGATGCCTGTTACACCTAAATTAAAAATTAATTCGAGTCTACTTAAAAAAGCTCAATCAGAGATAGCGAAACATGGTCAAGCAGTTGAACAACTAATGAGTACTGCACCCCAAGCTAGAAATACTTTTAATCAATTGTTTACTGTGTACATTAATAAGCGTATTGTAGCAGGTGATTTAAACAATTTATTAGCAGGGTTTATGGATTATGTTCAGACTAGACCAATGACTGATAAGATGCGTGAGAAGATTAATCAGCATTTAAATGCTAATAAAGCAGGATTAGTTGGTGCTTTTAGCATATGGGTCGCTATCTATAATCTAAAAATGAACATTGTAGAACAGTTAAATAAAGCCGCAATGACAGCTCCTGTTAAAGGTTATTTGCAAGACGGTACACAAACACAAGAGGGTTTTGTTAGTAACGGACTCAAATTTGTAGATAGAATGGGCTTTAGTCGCCAGAATTTGGCTGGAAGACAATAGCCAAAACCGACTTTTTTTCTTGCCAGGCATAAATAATAGTATGAATCTATATGATTCAAAACTTTTAAAGGAATTTCATTATGGCAGGTTTTACAAGAACACACGGCGATGCACAACCAGTATTCGCAATTGACGTACAAAATGGTCCAGTAGCTCCAACAGCAGACGCTAACGGCACGACTACTAATTTATATGGCCCAGCACTAGACTTCTTCGGTTTTGACTTAGGCGCCGCCCCAACAGCACAACTAGGTGTTGACGAGATGGTTGCACAAGTTATGGTTTCTATCGAACAATTAGCTACAGTTGCAATCTATGCAGTTCAAGCTACAGCAAACACAACTAATATGTCAGTTGCTGTTTATCCAGTTGGCGCATACACAGCGGCTGCACTACAAACACAAATTCGTGCTTTGGGTACAGTTAATGGTTATGACTTATCTGGTGCTGTTGTTACTAACGTTGGTTTCCGTTTAGCTTCTACAGCTACAAGCGCAAGCTAATCAGAAGTTTAACTTCAAAGAAATCCGAGATTTATTCTCGGATTTTTTTTGCCTCTAAATACAAGTATGAGTTTTAAAGTAAGTTGTTATACGCTGTTTGATATCACCCAGACAGGTATTGTGAATAGAAGCCGTCCCAATCCCGAAGACGATGCTGAATTATGGTTGCACAAAAGAAACACACAATGTAACTTTGATACGATTGTACAGGCTGTTTCACTACGTAGTCAACCGGAAAACATCAGTATACCAACATCTACTAAGATTAAGTTTGATGAGTTTGAGAATTTTGGATTCTTATTAGAGAATGATGAGCAAGTAATTTGCTGGACCTTTGATTTTGATATACAACACCCTAGTGTGTTTAATGATGGTAATTCTGAATTAGGATCACTATATTCTGACTGTGATAGTGTACCTATGATTAAAACTAAAAATGCTTGGGATAAATTACCCGCGTTTTTAGATTCATCTGACGAATTAAGAAATATTTATTTTAAGGTATTAAACAATGAGAATTGATGTTAATAAAATTGATAAAAAATTAGATAAAATGATATCAAATTCAGAGTTTGCTAAATTGCAAGATGTTGTGATTTTTAAAGACACTAATGGTACTTACAGTTTGTTTAACAAATATCATATTAAAAGGAAAGATGCAACGGATGTAGTTGTATCACTAAATAACGGAGATGACGTTAACTCTTTTTTTAGTATGAAAAATGCAGTATGTTGGTGTGTATTAGATAAGATAGGTAAATATCAATTAGCAGACAGAGTTATAAACTTGGATATGCATTTGAGTAGCTTAGAAGTACATATTTCTATTCATTCTAAATTGTTTAAAAAAGCTAAAAAAACAGAAGATAAGCTAATATATCTAGCAAAACTTAACCAAGATAAATTGCAGAAAACTGCTATGAGTGAAGAATTGAGTAAATATATACAGGATTCTTACAATTGGCAACAAAAAAGATTCGGGTTAAAAGCCGAACATTAAATGAAAAAAGATAAATACTTTATATTAGTCTTGGAATACAACTATGAAATTAACTGATTTTGACAAAAACCCAATCGAGAACGCAACTAGAGCGTTAAAAGAGCATTACAACGTTCCGTTTAATGTTCGTAAAATGTCATATGCTCAATCAAGAGATATGCTTAACAAAGTTCGCGGTCTAATGACTGAAACAAAGAAATCTACAGGTTTCTATGAAAGCCAACAGAATTCTTCATATCTAAAACTTGTGTTTATGGAACAAGCTCTAAGTAAGCATTTTGCTGAAATAAGCCTACGTAAACCACGTATCGTTGTAGAGAATGAAGAAGTTGAAAAGTCACAGGTTGTTCTTGCGGCTCAAGATATGGTAGACCAAATTCAGAAAATGGTTGAAGAAGTTTCTGATATGTTAGTAAAAGAATTACCAGCATTGACTGATGGTGTACAAAGTGAAATTGGTGTCAACGAGAGCACGACATTTAATCAACAAGTTTCAGAAGCATTAACTTCATTACAAGCCGCATTGACACAAAGTCAAGCAACATTGAAATCAGCATTAGGTGGTATTACCGGTCAAGGTGGTGCTGAAGCGTTTGATGCAGGTGGTGATATGGGCGGTGCCGCTGATATGGGCGGTGATATGGGTGCTGAACTTGATGTTCAAGAACCACTTCCAGGTGGTGGCAAAGAAGAAATGGACATTGGCATCGAAGCCCCAGAAGAAGAACCTCTAGGTGGTGCTGGTCGCCCTAAGAGATAACAATGCGATTGTATGAATTTGCCGGTAGTCCACTATTAATTAGGCTGGTAGCTACTACTAGCCAACTTAAGAGTGAGATTGATTCCGGTGAAGTTCATAGTGATTGGACTGTTCCAGAACTCTTGCAATATTATAGAGATAATGATATAGTCATTGACAAGTCAGACTTGTATAAAATGATTAAGAATCCTCCGTTGAATCAAAGTATTGAAAATATTCAAGGTGACAACGTTATCTTCAAAGGTCAAACTCCTGAACAAGAAGCACAGCCTGATGAGAATCAAAAAATAGTAGCACAAATGGCACAAAACGCAATGCAACAACCGCAATGATAAGCATAACAGATAAAGCATCAAATAAAATACAACATACAATACAAAAACGAGGTAAAGGCCTTGGAATTCGTATTGGTGTGAAAACTACAGGATGCTCAGGTCTTGCTTATGTACTTGAATATGTTGATAACCCCCTAGAACACGATATCAAAGTAGACTGCAATGGTTGTGCTTTATACGTTGACCCAAAGAGTAGCACATATGTTCAAGGTATGACGATTGATTATGTGCGTAATGGGTTAAATGAGGGGTTTGAATTTAGAAATCCAAATGAACGTGATCGTTGTGGTTGCGGAGAGAGTTTCCGAATCTAGTTGACAGTTGTACTATAATCAACTATAATTGACTATAATGTACAATCCAAACAAATATAATTATGCTCCCTTGCTTAGGGAAACAATAAACGGGTCAAGAAAATACGCTACACCTGATGGCGAAAAACTTCCTAGTGTCACTACAATACTAGATGCTACTAAGAGTGAAGAATCCAAACAAGCATTACAAAATTGGCGAAAGCGAGTTGGTGTACAAAAAGCACAAGAAATCACAACAGAAGCCGCAGGTCGTGGAACACGAATGCACAAGTGGCTTGAAGATTACATTAAGACAGGAGTACTCAATGAGCCCGGAAGCAATCCGTATAGCTTGCAAAGCCAT